GTCCACGAGCGCGGCACCCCTGAGTATGAGCAAGTGCTCAGAGATAGTCTCAAGCAGCGGCAGGAATGCCTAGAGGATGCTGAAGCGGACTGTATGTGGATCGAGGACTGTTTATTGCCACATAGCAACCAGAATTAGAGAAGATTATTCTCGCTTTATCTGGGCAACGCTCTGCTTAACTTTCGATAAGAGGGCTTATCGAAAGCTAGAAACGACTAAGCAATCGCCAGCCCAAGGATGGACTGAAACGTAATATTACGAACTACGGAATAAAATAAAATGAAATTTATCATCAACCGAGAAGATCTCATTAAACCTTTAACTACGGTGTGCGGTATTGTGAGTAGAAGCGCGCATCAGCCTATCTTGCATAACGTGCTGCTCGCGTCTCAAGGTAGCATTCTGGATCTATCCACCGCCGATTTGCAGATGGAAATGGCCTCATCAGCTGCCGCTGATATCACAACGTACGGCGCAATCACAGTAGAGGCGCTAAAGCTCCTTGAGATTTGCCGCAAACTCCCAAGCCACACCAAGATCACCTTTAGCCAGGAAGGGGAATCTCTTCATCTTCGCGCTGGCATAAGCCGCTTTAAACTCGCCACCCTACCAGCCGATCAATTCCCCTCAGTCCGCGAGCTTGGGCAGACCTCGATTCTAAGGTTGACCGAGAAAGCATTTAAGGATCTGCTGAGTAGGGCGGCCTTTAGCATGGCAAAAAAGGATGCCCGTAATTACCTGAATGGCATTTTACTTGAAAGCGATAACGGCACTCTAAATGCGGTCGCTACTGATGGCCATCGTCTAGCCATTTGCTCCCTAGCCATCAATACCCCCGCAGCTAAAGCTATTATTCCTCGGAAGGCTGTCCTGGAGATGTTAAGGCTGTTGAGTGATAAAAATGATAGCGTGACACTCATGGTAGGAAACCGTCAATTGGCCGTCAAATTTCGCGATATCTTTCTCTCCACTACATTAATTGATGGCACTTTTCCTGACTACACAAAGGTCATTCCCAAAGCGTGCACTTCCAGGCTCGTGATCAACCGGGAGCGGCTAAAACAATCGCTGATGCGGGTAGATGTGCTCTCTGATAAACAGTATCGCGGGGTGCGGTTAGGGTTAGCTAAAAACGTCTTGTTAGTGTCTTCGGCAAATAATAAGCAAGAGCTTGCCGAAGACAAAATCGAGGCTGACTATCGGGGCGAACCCTTTGAGATTGGTTTTAACAACGGCTATCTGATCGAAGCGCTCAACGCCATAGAAAGCGAAGAGGTAGAGTTCGGGTTTAACGGCCCCGCCAACGGCTGCTTGCTGACCCGAAAAGAGGATCTGGCCGCCCGATATGTTGTCATGCCCATGCGGGTCTAGGTTAGGGTACTGCACCATACTTATGGTAAGCGCTTGATTGGCGGAGTAGAGTGAGAATTTTTAGATGGGGAAAGGCATGAAGCGGGCAGGGGATTTGGCTAAGTTGAAAATTTGCCTAATTGAATACTCTAACAGAAAATTAGAAAAATTATGGAGGGCTATTGACTCTATCAGTGTACATATGTACACTATATCTAACATTAGCAATGGCGCTAATGAAATCTCGAATAGATAGGAGATAAAAATGAAACTGAGAGCAATTACGGGGCACGAAGCGGAAATGGCGGCGCAAGAAGATGCTGAGTTAATCCCTACACAAAAGTTTTTGCTACGCATTCGGCGCGATAACTCAACGGCTGAGTTGGCTAATCCTAGTCTCGCCCTGGGTTGGCAAGAAGATGGCAGTGTGGTCTTTGAAGCCTCGATTGTGGCGCGGGACAGTGAGCGGCAAGTATGTCAACAAAGGCTACTCTCAACGATATACCGTTTTTCTTTTGTGCCAGGGAATGATTGGCTTGCAGAATATCCAGCGGGTTTCGAGGATTATTTTCTCGGCTTCGAGATTGGGCCAGGAAAGATTTACTATCTCGACGTTTCGCGTAAAACGATTACTAGCATGCTCAAAATAAACGGCACAAAAAAAGTGACGTGCGTTCGTGAGATCAACGCCCTGACGGAAGATGCGATGCAGAAGATTTGCGTCGGGCATCATAAAAAAGACGGGGTTGTCGTATACAACCGTATAGGTTATATCAAATGCAAAAATGTACATGTTGCAACGCGGGTGAGAGATGAGGAAGTTCTGGATGATGTACTTAAAAAATTATCTGTGTGCTGGAAAAATTTTGATTATTGGAAATGGGATAGGGCGCGGGAAACCGATGATTTTACCGTTAGCGGATTTATTCTGAAGGAAATAAAAGAGGGGAGGGCTAGGTTCGAGGAAGTGACCCCGGTACCTGCCGATGAAGATGGCGAATGGGCAGAAGAGATTATTTAATGAGAGAGAAATTAAGGGCGCTCATGGACGAGCACCACTTAACCGCGCATGAGGTGGCCAAGCTCATGAATCGCTCGAGTAGAACGGTCTGGGCGTGGCTAGATGAGGATAATCCGCGACAGATTCCTGAGCACTCGTTCAAGCTATTAGAGACGAAGCTTAATCTCAAAAAACTGTTGACAGGGTGAGTGTACATATGTACACTATACTTACAGTCAGCAAGGGGCTGACTAAATCTCGAACTGATAGGAGATAAACATGCCAAACGTATACCGCGATTGCCCCCGTTGCGGGGCTTCTATGAAACTTTCACTCACTGGTAATCGTACCGATGCTGAGCGCAAGGCCGATTGGATGCTCTTTCAAGGCCGCGTCTGCGATGACTGCACGCAAAAGGAGCGCGCACAGGAAAATACCAAGGCCGCGCTTGAAAATGCCAAAACGGGCCTACCCGTGCTTCAGGGCTCTGAAAAACAAATCGCTTGGGCAGAAACGCTACGGGCTAAAGCGCTAGCACAGCTTACGCAGGTCGAGGCTGTCATAACGCTGACTGCCGATAGTATGATTGAGGGCCTCACCAAAGCCGAGGAGAACTCGCCCTGGATAGGTAAGGCGGTGAGCGATTTCTGTGTCACGATGGGTACTGAGGAACCCGCTGAGGTCGGTCCACTGGCGCAAAAATTCTTTGTCGCTCTTCGCGCCCAAAACCGCGCCAGTTGGTGGATTGAAGCTCGCAACGCCACCCCTGCCTACTTTTTCCGCCAGCTGAAAGCGGAAGTCCTCATCTCCGAGGAAGAGAAAGCTCTTGAGCGAGACGTGATGGCGGAAGCCACCGTCCAGCCCGAAAGTCCCCTTAGCCGCACGGTGGCCGTTATCTCCTTTGACACCGATGGCGTCTCAGTCAAATTCCCGGAGAAGCACGACCTTTTCAGGGAAACCGTGAAAGGTTTTGGCTGTCGCTGGGATGAGGGCGAGTACCGGTGGAACCTGAGTATCAACGCTACCCAGGGTCTACCGGAGGACCGTGCTGCGGAACTCATGCACCGGCTGCTGAAAGCCGGGTTTATTGTCTGCTGCCTGGATGAGCAGGTACGAAAGAAAGCCCTCAGCGCGAGTTTTGAACCCCGCTGGCCCCGTTGGATCTCCAGGCCGATCGGTAAATGGAAGGGGTATCTGCGTATTGTCTGGCGCGATGATGCGGTGCTAGCCGAAGAGCTTAGCCACCTGCCAGGGGCAAAACAGAGCTTTTACGATCCGCATTGCTGGTACGTGCGCCCTACCGAGTATGCCGCGCTGCTGGATTTTGCCGATACTCATGACTTCCGCCTCACGCCCGGGGCGCAGAGTGAAATCAACGCCGTGAAGGCGGCCGAGGAAAAACGGCTACTTGCTCAGGATTTGCCGGACGCACCGAAGACACAGGCCAAATCTAAGGCGCAAGACACCTCAATCAATGGGGAGATTGACGATGACCTGCGCGATGAGGACTAATCAAGATTGGGGGGTGGTGACCGCTCCCCTTCCCCACCAGCTGGCCGCCTTAGAGAAAATGAAACCTACCAGGGTAGGGGCCCTCTTTATGGACATGGGCACCGGTAAAAGTCTAGTGGTCATCCTGCTCGCCCACCTGCGCCGCCATAAAATTAGCAAGGTGGTCTGGTGCTGCCCGGTGTCCCTTAAGCGCAATACCTGCGAGCAAATCCTGATGCATACCGATTGCGCACCTGGCCAGGTATATCTGTTTAATGACAAGACCACGGATAAAAATATGCCTCTGGCCGATTGGTACATTGTGGGACTGGAGAGCATCGGGGGCAGCAATCGGGTCACGGTCGCCTTTAATGCGCTCATTGATGAGCACACCATGCTGATTGTGGATGAGTCGAGTTACATCAAGGGCCACCGGGCTAAGCGTACCAAGCGACTCACCCTCATCGGTCTACGGGCGAAATACCGGTTGGTACTCAACGGCACGCCGATCAGCCAGGGGTTAGAGGACCTCTACGCTCAGATCAGCTTTCTGAGCGAGAGAATCCTGGGCTACCGGAGCTGGTACAGCTTCTCCCGCGCCCATCTGTCCTACAGCGAAAAGTTCAAAGGAAAAATTGAGCGGCGTGATGGCTTAGGTTGGATTGGGGAGAGAATCGCCCCTTACGTCTATCAAGTCAAAAAGTCTGAGTGCTTAACGCTGCCAAAAAAAGGCTTTGCTAACCGCTACGTAAACCTCACCGGCGCGCAGCAGAAGCTCTTTGATGCGGCCAAAATCCGCTTTGAAGATGAGGTCATGCAAATGGATTCCGAGGATGAAATAGGGATTCTGATTTACCGGCTCTTCGGGGCGCTGCAAGCGATTGTCAACGGCGTTATCCCTGCCGGGTTTCATAATGAAGGCGGCAGTCTCAGTAACCGGAAAATCGATGAGGTTATCGCTACGCTGGATCGGATTAACGAGCCACACACGGTCGTGTGGGCCCGTTACCGACGCAGCGTACTGGATTTACAGTCCTCGCTCATTGAGGAGGGCTATCAGCCGTGGCTCTACTATGGGGATTTGAGCGAGGCAAAACGGGCAGAGCAGCTAGAGGGGTGGCGTAATGAGGGCGGCGTTCTCGTTGCAACAGAAAGTTGTGGGGGCTTTGGCTTGACCCTCACCGAGGCCAGCTACTGTATTTTTATGGGCAATGGCTTTAAGTACAGCGAGCGAATACAGGCCGAGGATAGGCTGCACCGCATTGGTCAAAGCCGCAATGTCCACTACACCAGTATCTGGGCCAGAGCCGGGATTGAGGAGCGGATAGAGGCGGCGCTCGATAAAAAAGAGAACGCCCTTCATGCCTTCCGTCGGGAGGTGGACCGGGTTAAACGAGGCGGCAAGGATAAACTCAAAGAATTACTGAAAGCCCTATGAAGACTTTAAACATCGATGTCTATGAAGCGGCCATGCGGCGGCTGGATTATGTGTTCAGTGAGTTCGAGCACGTTTACGTGTCATTTTCTGGGGGCAAGGACTCAGGGCTGTTGCTGAGCTTGTGCCTACAATACCTGCGCGAGCGCGGCATTAACCGGAAAATCGGGCTCTTCCATCAGGACTTTGAGGCCCAGTACTCGGAGACGACGAAATACGTCGAGCGAGTATTTAGCCGAGACCTGGACTTAATAGAACCCTACTGGTGCTGCCTGCCCATGGCCTGTAAAACGGCCACCTCCATGCACGAGCAATACTGGATACCCTGGGAACCGGAGAAACAGGCTATCTGGGTGCGGGATCTGCCTGCACAGGCGCTCACCATTGATAATCACCCGTTTGATTTCTACCGCTACGGGATGTTGCAGGAGGAGATTTACGAGCAGTTCGGTGGTTGGTATCAGCGGCATAAAGGGGGTGGCAAAACCATCGGGCTGATTGGGATCCGTGCTCATGAGAGCTTAAGCCGTTACCGGGCCATCATGAAAGACAAATCCAATTATCAGGGTACCTCCTGGACAACTCGAACGGTCGAGGGGCTGTATACGGGCTATCCCATTTATGATTGGCGGCCCGAGGATATCTGGACGGCCAATGCTAAATTTAGCTTTGACTATAACCGGCTCTACGACCTTTTCTATGAGGCTGGCGTTCCCCTTAACGCCATGCGGGTAGCGAGCCCTTTTAACGACTGGGCCATCGGCTCGCTAAAACTTTACCGCGTCATTGAGCCAGAAATGTGGAGTCGGATGGTAGGCAGGGTCAATGGAGCCAATTTCTGCGCCATTTATGGAGGCACCAGCGCAGTAGCCTGGAAGCGGATAAAGCTCCCCAAAGGTCATACGTGGCGCTCTTACGTTGAGTTTCTGCTCAAAACCCTTCCCACAGAGACCCGAAAAACCTATGAGGAGAAGTTCGCTACCTCTATCAAATTCTGGCAAAGCACAGGCGGGGTGCTCTCCTCTGAGACGATAGCGGAGCTAAAAGCCATGGGTATCCCTATCCAAATTCACGGTAAAACCAATTACAAAACCAGTAAAGAGCGGGTGACTTTTGCCGAGTATCAGGATGATTTAGACATTAAAGAGTTTCAGTCCGTGCCTACTTATAAGCGGATGGCCATCTGTATCCTCAAAAACGATCATCTTTGCAAATACATGGGCTTTAGCCAAACCAAAAAAGAGACGGAACGCAGGCAAGCGGCCATCCAGAAGTACATGGCCCTTTAAAGGAGAGAGCAATGAACAGTCCTGTTTATCATGTCAAGGCCGTGCCCCTGGAGAAAATCCGAGCCAATGCCTATAACCCCAACAGCGTGGCCCCACCGGAGATGAAGCTCTTAGAGCTTTCCATCTGGGAGGACGGCTATACCATGCCGGTTGTGTGCTATTTTGATGAGGTCACCGATACCTATGAGATTGTCGATGGCTATCACCGCTATCTGGTGCTCAAAACCAGTCAACGTATCCATAAACGAGAGAAAGGCCTGCTGCCCGTTGTGGTGATTGAAAAGGACATCAGTCACCGGATGGCCAGCACCATTCGCCACAACCGCGCTCGGGGCAGTCACTCTATCGATCTGATGAAAAATATCGTCGCCGAGTTAGTCAGCGCGGGTATGTCCGATGCCTGGATTTTAAAGCACATCGGCATGGATGCAGATGAGCTGCTACGGCTCAAGCAAATCACCGGCCTTGCGGCCCTGTTCGCTGATACTGAGTTCGGGCAAGCCTGGGCGAAAGATGAGACAGATGCGGCGTTCTACCATGTTTAGGCCCACTATCCATCTCAAGAACGCCTCGGAACTCTATCCCAACGCCTGGAGAATGGTAGATGAGTTTCGGGCCAGCCGAGGCAAAGATTTACCCAAGTGGCCCGCTTGGTGCTTTCTGCCCATGGCAGGCTGGTACGCCATTGTCAGCGAGCGCCACGGGGTAGATAGGCTAGGGTTGGATTTAATCGGCGATGTGTCAAAGCTCTCAGCCATCGGCACGTGGCGTTATAGCCAAGGGATTTATCATTTTGATACGGATATGCAGGTTGCCCTTACCCAGACGGTCGTGAGTGGGGATATTCCGGTGGAGGTACTTTTTCGGCTACCGGAGTGGTCCCTGTATATCGAGACGCCGGGGATGACGTTTCTCGGTGAAAAGCTTCATGGTTATTGGGCGCATCTAGAGTGGGACGCCAATACCGAACGCTCAGAGCTGAGGCTGTTGCTCGATACCGATAAGAGCTTTGTCCCTATACCCGTGCATATGGGCGCATGGACAGTGACCGAAGCCATTGACCGAGCAGATGATGAAGCGGTCAGGCAGGCGGCTATCATCGGGATGCATTACAGCAAATCCATGAATAAGACGGAAAGGGTGGCAAGCAGTATCAATCCGCTGATAAGTCTCCTGCTCTACCTTTGCTCAGAGGAGCCCGAAATTGAAGATGAACGGGAGCCAGGGGCTTATCCATCCCGGCCACAACCCAAAAGAGTCAAGGGTGGTCGGCGATTATTCCCACCGAAGCATCCCCGCATTTGGACGGTGGGTGAGGACACAGGACTGAAACTACGAGAGGCCATTGAGCATGAGGAAACCGGGCGCTCTGTTAAAGCGCATCTCAGGCGCGGACACTGGCACGGCTTTTGGACGGGGCCGAAAACAGAGAAGCAGAAATTTATTTATAAATGGTTATCGCCGATGATCGTTGGAGGAGAAAATGACAAATAAAATAACGCTGGAGGAAATTCCTAAATCGACCTGTATCAGCTTTGTCGCCGATACCGCGTGGCTCACGTTTGATAACGTGTTCTCCGTGCCCCTGGATAAGGCAAGGCTGCTGGAGCTAAGGGGCCAGTGTGAACGGGCGCTGGAGTGTTTTGCAGAGTTTAAGGAGGAGAAAATAGCTTAAGATGTGATATAATTAGCGCACCGTGAAAGACTTCTGACATCTTTCACGGCACTTGCTCAGACTTGATAAGCGTGTATCAAGGCCAGCCGAGACGGATTATACCAGTCTCGTGCCATACCCGAATACCACCTATCGAGTCTCCGTTAAATCTTTTTAGGAGACATCGAGTGTCTAATTTAGTACCGTTTCAATTTGAGAATAATTCTGTCCGGGTTGTTACCATCAGCAACAAGCCATGGGTAATCATTGCTGATATTGCTAAAGCAATTGGACATTCAAACCCTAGCGAGCTAGTGAAACTAGTAGATGAAGATGACCTAAGAAAAGTTGAGGTCATCGATTCTATTGGCAGAAAGCAGCAAGCGTGGGCGGTTGATGAGCCTGGGCTATATCAACTTCTATTGGGCAGCAACGTTGAGAAAGCTAAACCATTTAGGAAATGGGTAACTGCCGAAGTATTACCGACTATCCGCAAAACCGGAAGCTATAGCACTCTAAGCTATCAACCTTCATCCCTAACCCCTGTCAGTCGAGAGTTCAAAGCAGCCCTCAGCCTTGCTAAGGCTATCGGATTTGTTGGCAATCAAGCCATCCTCTCGGCCAACAAAGCTATCCGCAAGCTTCAGGGCGTGGATTGCCTGGAACTACTAGAAGCTACCCACCTGATAGCCGATAGCCAGGAAGCCTTGCTCACCTCTACTGAAGTCGGCCAGCGCTTAGGAGTATCCAGAAATCAAATCAACCCCATGCTCGAGAAAGCAGGCTTACTGAAAGGCTACCGCGATCACAAAAACAGGCAACAATGGGAATTGACAGAAATTGGAAAAATATATGGGCTTTATCAGGGTACTGGCAAAGCAAATAGTGACGGAACGCCCATTCGGCAAATCAAGTGGAACGCCAGCCTCATAGGCCAGCTACAGAAAGCCCTTACCCTGCCGTTAATAGAAGCTCCAAAGACCCACTGAGAAAGAACAATGAAAAATCTATTTAAAATATTAGTCGTGGTTAGCTTATTCCCGTTTTGTGTGCACGCAGGAGCGTTTGGCGGGGCCATGCAAGGCTTAGGGCAAGGCTTGCAGGAGTACGGCATGATGGAAGCGCAGAGACAAGCCACAGAGCAGGCATATCAGCAACAGCTACAAGCGTATCAGCAGCAACTGCAAATAGAGAGGCTTAAGTATCTTCGGGCGCTAGAGGAGAGGAAAAAGCTAGAGGCGCAATCATTACAAAGCGGAGGACAATAGTTATGAGAAAAATACTTATTATTACCCTGATCGCATTCTCAATGACCGCTCTGGCCCAAACCCCCATTCTGGTAGACCCGCAAAGTGGTAAATACTTGGGGAATTATAGCGCCAACCAATACGATCCGAACTCTATTTCTAATCCATACGGGAAATATGGTAGCCGCTATAGCCCTGATTCTGTGAACAATCCATACGGGAAATATGGTAGTCAATACAGTCCAAACAGTGCCCATAATCCCTACGCGATTAATCCGCCAAAAATAGTCTACCCAGGAAGATAAACCCCTAGGCCAAGGATGGCTAATCCCCTCCCTCAGTCTCTCCTAAAGCACGCCTGATTCTAGCCTTTAGCTTCTTGTCTTTAATCTGTTTACTAATCAGTCTAAAGCTTGTCATTAGCGGTGCAGGCACCCCAGATGTGCCGCTAATGGCCACATCTATGAGTCCTGCGAGCACGCTTGCGGTATTGGCGTAATTAACCGCATTGGGTGGGTGGGTGATAACATCTTTTGCTACTTCATTAACGGTCCTAAGTTGCTCAGCCCCTTTTTTCCCAAAGATAAAGTCAAGCTTCCCTGATTTATCCAGGTTATTAATAGCGTCATTGAGTTTTTTTGCCGAAACGACAGGGTTACCCGCCTGATCTATCTGCACATTACGGGTGGCCTCATCCTTGATATGCCGCAGCACCCCGCCCTGGATCTCTTTCCACGCCTGCCGACCTTCAGCACCGGAAGTTCTCAGCAGTCTTTTGACCTGTTTGACAGTATCCAATGAAGCAGAAGGCTGCAGGACGGATTTTCTAAGCACATCTTCCATGGCGATAGCCCGGTCAGTGGTGCCTGCTTTGGTGCCGAGCAGTTGTTTGACCACCCCGATGTTCTCATAATCATTGGCGTATTTGGTTCTTGCCTGTCTTGCCCTTTTGTATAACGAGCCGCCACTGTTCTCGGTGGCCGAGTCAATGAGCCCTTTCATGATTTGCGCTTGGCGGATATTGGTAGGCTCGGTGTTGGTGGCGTTGTTAATTGACCGTCTGAGCAATTCAGCATTTTTGAGCGGAATAGGCTGAGAGATGAGCGTACCGTTGTCCTCTGCGGTCGCAGCACCTAGCTGCAGGGCTTTACTTTTAGCGGTTTTTAATACATTCGCCACTTCCGCCTCGGGTGCGCTTTCATTGAGGTGATTAATAAGGTCGGTAAGCTCAACAGGCGCGTTCATCTCTCCAGTCTGTTCGGCTCGGTCATAAAGCGCTCTTATTTTATTTTTACTGCGCAGCGCCCGCTGTCTTAACGCTTTATCGACCGTTTCGCCTATTCCGCGTAACTCCGTCAACTCAGCCCCCGTTTTATCGATAAAAGCATCCAGGTTTTGCTGAAGTTGATTGTTCTGCTCGGCAAACCTTTTTCTTAAAGGCTCACCCTCTTCCGGCATCTTGGCGGTTTCCCGTTCAAATCGTTGCTGCGCAAAGTCTCTTGTTTTCTGCCCCTCAGTGAGCTTTATGGGGACCGGAAGCTCATTAGCTTGCTCTTGTCGGCGTAAACCCTCTTCCACGGCGGCTGCCCCTGCCGAGCCTGGGGGTGGCGTATTCTCTCCCTTTGCACGGTCTACTAAGTCACGCGCAGCTTGTGAAACGCGTGAGGCGGCGTCCTTCACGGCTGTTGGCGCTTGTCTTGCCGCTGATGCACCTAGCGCGGCCAATTCAGGGGCGACGATTGCAGCAGCCCCAAGAGGCTCGGCAATATCACTGAGCTTGCCGAGGTACTCCTGGCCCGTTTCTGTTCTGGGTGCGTAAGTTAAATTCTGTGCACCCTGCAAGGCTTTCTGTTCAATCCTGTCTGCGGCTTCAGGGGTTCCAAATTGCTTTGTGAGGACTTCATCAACGATACCCCTAAGTGTCCCATGGGCTAGCCCTAAAGCGCCTCCCGTGGCCCCTGTAATCGCTGATATGAGGGCTTCTCCTGCCCCTTTTATCTTATCGCTTAAGGTGGGCTCGGATGGCTTAGGCCGAGTCTCAGGTACGCCCGTACTTAATTCAGGGATTTTTTCGATATTTTCAATATCTGGATTTTCTGCTCGTCTTACCTGCTCGCGTTTAATCACCGCAGCCAGTTTACGGGCAGAATCGCTATCCCCCGCTTGATGCGCTCTTATTAATCCAAGCTTTAGCTGATCAAGGGTAGCCATGGCTTATTGCAGAACCCCATACTGTTGAAGGATGCTGTTAATTTCCTCTGGGCTTGGCATTGCATTAGGGGTATCGGGTATCGTTTTTGGTACGCCGTGACGACGTGCAATGTTATCACGCGCTTTTAGGAGCAGCCGTTGTGCTTCACGCACATTAAAAAGCATCTGTTTTGGGCTCTGCGTGAGACTAAAGTTTTGTAATGCGTCCGTAATCTTCTTGCCCTCAGCATCAGAGAGCGCACCCATCCCCTTAAGATTAGGGACTTGAGCCAGGAATGCCTGGGATTTGAGGTTGTCTACGAGCGCCTCAAAATCTGCGGTGTCCTGCCGTATCGTGGGAAGGCGAGAGCTAACAGGACCCGCCGCCGCCTCGATAACATCCACCGGAGTCTGAAGAATGCGGTCAGTGGTATTAAGCATGTTATCGATAGAGCTATTTGCTGCCTCGACATCAGCGGCCCTGTTTCGTGCCATCTGATCGCGTTTTTGCTGTGCCTCTTCAGTCTTAAGTTGCAACCCTCGCTCTTTCAGGTCATTACGTTTAGCATTCTCTTTTGCGGCATTGTCAGCCTTAATACCCTCAAGCGCTTTCTGGTTTTCAAAATCCGCCGCCCTATCTGCGGCTCTGTTGCCCGCTTTAATCCGCTCAAGGGCTTGCTGATTTTCAAAGGTTGCCGCTCTATCAGCCGCTTTACCCTCTGCCTCTATTCCGGCAATTTTGGTTAGCCGCTCAGTATCCAAATCTGATTTAAATCGGGCCATGTTCATCTCAAAGAGCTGATTAGCCCTTTGCTTCTTCTGCTCCAGGGCATCTTGTATCCCCAACAAGCCAGCCGTGGATAACCCTTGCCCTAAGCCCTGTAGTGCCCCTGCAATAATGCTCATAGTGTACCTCCTGCCGGTGAGCTCTGATGTAATGGGTCAATCAACCCCGCTACCGGCCTTTTAGCAGGTCCCGCCTGCTCCTGCTCAATTTTCTGCTGTACGGTGGCCTGCGCCTCGGGTCGCATGGCTTGCCCCTCCTGAGTATTCAGTAGCCCCTGACCGAATTGTTGGGTGGCTATCATCAACGCTTTCCTTGCAGTGCCATCAACCTCTTGTTGAGCGCTGAATTTAAAAATCCCTGCGGCCTGCCCAAGCTCAATGAGCTGGCTAATTACCTCGGCTGCGGCGGCCAGCATCGCATCTTGGCTAATTGTTTTACCCGCCATATCCGCCGTTTTTTTCAGCATCGCGCCAATAGCCGCTACCACGCTGGCAATAGCCTGAGCAGGCGGCCCCTGGCTCAGCATCCGTAGGACTTTATCGCGGGTTTTCTCCCCGTTGATAAACTCCATGGCATTGCTCACCATCAGATCATACTGGCGCTGCTCCTGCGGGTCGGCGGGAGGCTGGGTATTACCGCTGTCCTGGGCGTTATCGGCTCTCTCGCCCTCAGTAAGGCTCTGGTCCTGGGTGGGGTCGTTATCGGCGAGGTCCTCTCCCTGGTTAGGGATGTTTTGCGGTTGGGGGTTTCGGATTTGGTCAATAATGGCCATGTGTTCTGCTCTTTATTTATCTCTAAAAAAACATCTGTTTTGCCCCCCAAAGTAGGGAGTTATCCACGGTGTTTCCCTTTTAAGATCTTTTAAATATATTTTAATACTTTTATGTAACTGTAACCTATTGTTTTAAAATATCAAATCACCTACAACTATGAGGGATTGACGAACCAACTATGAGGGATTGACGAACCAACTATGAGGGATTGACGAACCAACTATGAGGGATTGACGAAAAAATATGAGATGATCATACTTCTCTATGATAAATAATAATCACTCTTAATTAAGGACAATCCAAATGGCAAAAAATGAATCGGTCGTAAAATCTAACCAAGTCATTGAAGCTTCTTACCACTTAAGCGCTGTTGAGCAGCGGTTGATTTTAAGTGCTGTCAGCAAAATCCCTCGCGGCGGCGAGGCGACAGACGATACCGTGTATCTCGTAACGGTCAAAGACATGCAGCATCTAGGGGCCAACGAAACAACCTCTTACCGAGATCTGAAAGAGGCATTAAGTCGCCTGTATGAGCGGTCCATTCATATCCGTACCGATAAACAATTGGTAAAGATGCGATGGGTTCAATCCATAAGATTTATGGATAGCAAAGGCATCATAGGATTGCGATTTACCAAGGAGATCTTGCCATTTCTTTCTAATTTAAGTCGTGAATTTACTAAATATGCCCTATCCGATATTGCAGGGATGAGCAGCGCTTACGCTATCCGCATTTACGAGCTATTAGTACAATATAGAAATATTGGCAGGCGAGAGATACCGCTTGATGAATTGCGCCATATCCTTGAGCTAGGTACGCGTTATCCGTTATTTGGTGACCTGAGGCGATGGGTGATTGATACCGCAGTGGCCGAAATAAATAACCACAGCCCGCTGCGTGTGACTTATGAGAGCTGTAGAACGGGACGCAAAACAACCCATGTTATCTTCTCTTTCTCGGCGACTAAAAACGCAATAAAGGCCAGGCCTAAGAAAACGCCCACAAAGCCTAAAAAGAGCCTCAGAGCCCGATTAAAACAATCCGGTGTCGCTCTCTAGGAGATTATTCCTGCCTGCTGAAGCTTTAACAAATCATCCACCGAGAGCTGAGGCACTTGCTGCGCTTGGACAAGGGGCGCTTTTATCTGGGGAATATCCGGCCTTTGAATTTGAATCGGGGCGCCATTACCATTGTTATTCAGGCCATAGAAAGACCCGGCAAATTGGCGAGACTGGTTGAACTGGTTCTGGTTATTGGCCAAGCTCTCATCAAACTGCCGTCGCTGCTCGGCAAGCTGCTCCTCTTGTGCGGCCCCTTGGCCCATACCGCTAATCAGCTGCCCCCCGACCACATAGGCCCCCAAGGGGATTTTCCCTAATGTGCCTAAAATGCCGCCGCTGCTTGTGCTTGCCGTGGCTGTCGGTGCGCTGACGGCAGTAGGCACAGCCTTTGGCGTAACCAGGCCAAGGCTTTCCAAAATGCTTGGGCTTTTTCCTGCGGCCGATTGCATCATCAATGGCGTATCGCTCAGCCCTGATTCGGGTAAAGCGGTTGCCTGCGGCGTATCAGGTACAGCAAAGGAGGTAGCCGCGCTTTCCCCCATCCCTGCGCCGCTGCCAAAGCCCATAAAATTACTCATCTTGGTAAAGATGCCCTCCTCGCCAAACCCTGGCATCGAGGCGGCCAGCTCCCCTGAGCCAAAGCTGTTTGAGGCAACGCCAATGGTAAAATAGGCGGCAGCAGCGATTAAGGCGGGCTTCCAGATCTGCTTGGTGACTTTCCAAATCCCTTTGCCAATATCGGCAATCCCCTCGCCAACCGCTTTAAAGGCTTTACCAATAGATTTAAATACACCGCTCATGCTATCTGCTCCTTAGTTAAGAATTTGGTCCACGTGAAACCTGTACGCTCAAAGCCAAAGCGAGCGTAGAGCCTCTCTAATCGCTGATAATCCACCATGCCCGTGCTGGCGCTTAAGGTGATCTCCGACACGTTAGGCTGTCGCTCTACCCAGCGGATAAAGTACTTAATCATCCGGTAGCCGTGCCCTCTGGCGCTTTTATCGCAATAGGTAAGGATATCGGTGGCAAAGCGGTATTTACTCCACCAGTGCCAGTCCACCATGCCTAAAAGCGCTCCTAGAATTTCCTCCTCATGTTCAAGCACTACCACACAGGCCGCCTTGTAGCTTGGGTTGAGCATCCGTGAGAGGGATTTCATCGCCCGATGAGGATCAGCCGGAATATGGCGGTATTCGCTTTCCTGATGGGCGCGGCTTAGCAATTCGGTGATTTTGGTTAAATCCCGATAGGTGGCAAAACGTGCGTGCATGAGGCTCCTGGAAAAACCGGAACGAAAAGAGCTAAAAATCTTTCCGGAAAAATTTTGACTATTTTTCGTTCCGTTTTGTTTATTGGTGGCGCGTCCTTGCGCCTTAGATGGTTATCCAGTTAGGGCGTGCCGATGATTTCTGTTAAATAGGAAATTTAGCTGTTCTTTTCGAGCCTTAAAGCCCATACCCATCTGTACAAATACCGCGTTAGCCCGTTGGAGGGCCATAACCCCACTTATTTGCGACTCGGTGAGATAATCTCTTATGCTTTCTTCTTTTTTAATTCCGTGCTGGAGACGGAATGCCGCACTTGATACGCCCAACACGATCCGGTTAATTAAATCGGCTTCGTTGGCATAGTGAAACCATTCAGTTTCCTTGCCAATCTTTTCTCTTTCTTCCTTGAGCGCATCGGTCATTGGTTGGTATTCAAGCCGTGCCGTATCTCGCGCTAATTGAGCGCGAGCCTGGGAGATGGAGTAACTGCCGGTTTTGCGGATAGAGGGGAGAACTTCCTCAAATACCCACGCCTCAAATTTCTCAGCAGAGGGAAGCTTAGACCTCATAATAAGACGATACATATCAGGCTCTTGGATTAACTTAGCGTTTCCAGGAAGACCCTCCGGTAAAACGCCGGAGGTTATATCTTTCAATGGCTTAGAGCGTTTACAATGCTTACTGATGGCGTCGGCCTCATCAGCATAGCCGAGAGCAGCGGCAATATCCTTACCGACGAACCAAATCTCACCCTTTGTGCTGGTAACGACACGAATAGAATAACTTTCAAACCGAAACGGAACGATATTGGACATGTTCAAATCCTCAATAAAATTTATCGAAGACCTGATAGGGGTACGCGGTAGGATCAGAAACAGGGTATAATCCCTGTCGATCATGGCCTCGATACTAGGTCTATCGGGTCGATGGTAAGTGCCGGTGAGGACCTGATGAATCCTCTCCGGCGCGCTAATTATACACTCATCCTGCTGCCTGCCCAATTAATCCACTTTTGACTGTTGGCACTTTAGGGGCACTTAAAATCATCCCCGCCATAGAAGTATTGGCGTTTGTTGCCCCTTGGCCAGGAGTCTTAGCAGCCTCAATTAAGCTTGGGGCTTTCGGCGCATTTAAAGTAATACCATTGACGGGAGTAGACTGCGGCGCTGCGCCAGGGGCTATCCCTTGGCTTTGGAGTGGCGCTTTAGGTGCGGTTAAGGTAGGCGTGGATTGATAAAGCCCCGCATAGGGGTTGCTGGGTGCCTGTGTTGGCGTTGGGGTATCTGTCGTGTCAGGCACCTGTGGCGCAGGTGTGAGCTCGCTCCCTACGACTTGTCCCGTAACAGCCTGTGAAAGTTTATTGCCGCCGAAATCGGCTACCGCCCCGGAAGCACCGCCCGCTAATGCCCCGGTTAAAGGATCGCCCCCTGTTATAGCACTGGTTGCCGCCCCACCTGCTGCGCCTGCGGCGGCATCTGAGCCTAAAATAGTCCCCGCAATGCTGGAACTGCCTCCTGCGATATCTGCAATCGGGGCTAATGCGGCCCCCGCGCCTGCGGTGGCAATATAACCTGCCCCGGCGGTCCATAGACCCATACCAATGGTGCCTAGCCAATCGGTATGGTTGGCGTATTTCACATAGCCATTAAACCTGTCAGTCAAGTTTTGGTTAACCGTATTTCTGGCCGCATTTAAGTCATCGTTAGAGAGGCCATCTATCTTATTGAGCACCGCTCTTCTCTGGTCTTGATCCAGAGAGAGTACCTCTCCGGTCGCCCCATTTGTCACTGAGGTATCAAACCAGTTTAGACCTTGACTGCCATAGTCCTGGGAGTCAACCAGGAAAGGGGACCAACCGATAATGGATTTAAGTTTAACGTCGTACTTAAAGTATTGTTTTAAATCCTCAGGAGAGGCATTCTGAATGAAAGTCTCCTGCTGTGTCGGGTTGATAATCGGGTCGCCGGTTTTTGCATTATATCCAGTGCCACCTGTGTAATTAGTATCGGGTGACAAACCGTATTTCTGTATCATCCGCCCCCACCAGCCATCTACTTCGCTCACTAAATCCGCTTGTTTTTGTGAGCCCAGGTTCTGTGGCGCGGCATAGGTGTAATTAAAATGGGTTGGCCTTGGCGTTGGGACGGAATTGGGGGCTGGTCCGATAGGGAAATAGGGTATCGTTGGGACTTGTGGCGGATTGGCGGATTTTAAGTAACGACTGGTAGGCTGATAAGCGGGTAAGCCTTGCAGCGCACCATAGTACATCAGGTCCTGCTGGGGATTGGCTAAACCAGGGTCGTATTGCTGGATATAGTTCACCAGCCCTGTATCTGATAAACCAATATTTTTTACGTTCGCCATACTTTACCCAAACGTGTTCCAGTCGTTTACCCAGCCAGGGGCGGCGCTGTAATAATCATAGACGGCCTGATTGTCGTTATCCCGCTGCTTCTCCCGCAAGGAGATGGCGGTTTGTTGCTGCTCTGGAGTTAGCCCTGGGGTTTGCAAGATGGTGTTGATATCGGTAGTCGCGTTGGTGTTATTTTGACTGACCGTAGTTAAATAGGCGTTATGCAGCCCTTGAGAATTAGTGAGATCTTGCTGCTTTCTTTGGTTGGCTGCGGTGTTATTTTGCAAAGCTAGATTTTGGTTAAACTGATCGCCTTGCAGCGTCCGGTTATTGGCAAAGGTGGCGTTTTGCAGCCCCAGGCTATTCTGGTAGTTCTGATTAGCGAGCTGGCTTTGGAACCCAAAGTTCTGCTGGTTCTGCTGCATTTGCAGGTCATTGTTGAGTCGTGCCAGACGCGAGGCGCTATCCGTATTTAGCGCCGTATTGAGCCTTGCCAGGTCTGCGTTTAAATCCGAGGACTGTTGGTTTAAGCCAAACTGGTTTCGAGCGTTTTGATTAGCCTGGGCCTGGGCAAAGTAGGTATTGGCATCTTGCGTTGCAATCGGCAGGGCCGATTGAATAGCCGCCGCTTCCCCCGCACCTGCCGCTAAGCTTGAGTTGAGCAACCCCCTGCTAGAGGCTTGGTTCATGGCGGCAAGCCGTGCCTGTTCGAGGTAGGGGCTATTGGCGCTTAACAGAGAATCTAACTGGCCTGAGACTGTGCTCTGCGGGGTCACCTGTTGCGTAACGGCCTGTTGGCTGCTTTGCGGATAATAACCCTGGTAGGCGTTAATGCCGCTTAAGCTGTTGTTACTTAGAGTGCTATTGGTATTGGCGCTTTGAGAGGGTGGGGTGCTGCCTAAGCCGTTAGCCGCGCCGATAGCATTATACTGGTTCCAGAAATCATTGCTCCCTGCCGTGGTGCTCACTGGGGTAGGCTGTCCGCTTGAGATGGCGTTCAGCGTTGAGGCTGGAACACCTGTCAACTTTGAGCGGATATCTAGAATTTTCTGGTTATCATTGGTGGGTGCTTTAACTTGAGAAATAATCCCTGTGGAGGGTTGTGTTGCCGGTTGGGCGGCGGCCATAGCATCGTGCTGGGCCCAGAAGTCATCACTCGTGTAAGCCATGTTTTTACCAGGTAATTGTTGCTAACTCATCTTCGTTTTCGGCGGAATTAACCGCATCGGCCAATTGATAGTATTTGGCCCGATTAGTCTGCACGTAAGCCACCCCATCTTGAAAAACTTCGGCAATTTGCGCTGCCGTGTGCGGGCGCTGCGCCTTTACTCCTTGAGAGTCAATACAGGTAAAATCCATATCAACTCCGGCCAACTTGGCCCCAATGAGATTTTCCCTATCCTGGGGGTATTGGCTCTCATAAGTGTAGGGGCTACCTAAGGCACTCGAGCTAAAGCCGCTGGCAATGGCGTTTTCACAAGCCTGGTTGAGTTGCACAAGCTTCCTGGCTTTCAGCTCATCCAGGGTAAAGGCAGGCTCAGGGGTATTACCCTTGGCGAGCCAAGCCTGATAGTCCTTATATTGGGTGTTATCAGCGGGGATAAGCGCGCCGTCTGCTAGCCGGATAATGTAATCAGGGGAGGGGGTGAGTTTGTACATTAAATTTCCGCATCAATATTAAAGCAACTGGAAGTGGATACGACTGCATCATTGGCCGTTAAGCCCGAAAATCCGCTAATAGTCGCCGATAAACCGAGATTGCTAGGGGAAACACTGGTAATAGTGGGGCTGGAAGCGGTCACGATAGATCCGGTTTTGATAATCCACACTTTAGGAGTGTCCCGAATGGAAATCACCGGATTTTGTATCATCTGCTGAGGAAAACTCAGCCCCAATACCACGGTACTGGAAGAGGAAACCGCGCCAACAGCGCCATTGCCTGCGGGGAAGAAATACCGGCTAGCTAAAACAAATTCCTCGCCGATAAATCGTTTCTCAAAGTCGGTAGCAATGCTGCCGCGCTCAACCTGAAGCTGAGCAAAATAATAGGTGCGAGTCTCATGCGCGGGCAGCCCAAAGATAATATCCAGAAAATGGTTGGTTCCTAGAGTTTTACCCGCAATAGAGGGTGTCTCTACGGTAAGAGAGAACCGCTGCCAGTTCGTGGTAAAATCGATAAATCCTGCTGTGGTGACTACCGCCGTTGAGCCGCCAGAGCCGAAGTTCTGCACCGCCTGCGAAACGACCCTCCCTGCACTTGAGGCTTTTACGTAACCGCTTATGGTCAGCGTGCTACCTGATAAAGTCCTCACGCTCTCTATTTTCTGATGGAAATTGTTCACCAGGCCCGTTGACCCCGCGACAACATCAATTGTCATGCAATAGGTGGGGTCGCCCAGGATGGCTTGCCCAGGTGTAAGCTCAGTGCGGCTGAAATTGACCGTATCGTTGGTGTCCGTGTCATAACGCCATCGATCAGCCGTAAAACCAGTGCCGGTAAAAGATACCCCTCGCCGCCAAACATCAAAGCCGCCATTAATTAGTTTATTTTTGCGATTGGCCAGCGCAGTAAAGCCGCCCGCTAAGTCAATTAAGTCTTTAACCTGAGCTTTGGTAAGTACATGGTTATCGTTCACCCCATTTAAAACGGTGAGGGGTTGGTTAAATCCGGTGTTATTGGCCGCCGGAATGGGGAGCTTATCAAACCCAACCTCAACGGCCTGGAAGTCTCCTTGCACTGAGTCGCCGCGGGCAATATTGCCGCTTTTATAGTCATTTTGTCGCGTATAATAGCTATTAGCCACTACCTATTCTCCCCGCGCATGCTGTAGTTGACTGTGGCGCCATAAAGGATATGAGGGTTCTCCGTTGAAGACTTGGAATAAATAAACAGCCCCATGTTATCGCCTATTCCATCAATTGAGATTTGCCCGTTATAGGCTACAACGCCGCTCCAGATAAATTTATCCCACTCACTTGCCCCCCAGAACCCCGCCGAGCCAGGCACCGATAAATCCATAGATCTAGCCTGGGGTACGTTCTCTGAGCTGTAAGAGAAATCAGGCATGGCCGATATCATTGAACCCGCCTGAGAGGAGATATTTAGGGCCACATAGAAAAATCTTTTCCGCTGCTGCGGGGTTTTATAGTGATAGAAGCTGGTGCGGATAAAAGCTTCGATATCCTCGCCATCAAAGGAGTTTCCTTTCTCAAGCTGAAATACCCAGCCATTCTCTGAGCCAAAATAAATCTCCTCATTCCCCGCCTGGTTTTTATCAAACCAGCCCGTATTCTCACCCGACCAAATACAATGGGTACTATGCAGTAAGTTGGCGACCGTAAAACCAATTACCTTCTCGCCACTAAAGGTAGCGATGAGCACCGCTAAATCAGAGAAAAAAAGCCGGTATTGATTTTTCTCTTTAATCACGCACGAGGAGAGGATTTTCCCCTTTCTAGACTGAAGCCAAGGGGATATTTTCTGACTAAAAGTTGCGTAATCAAAATTGCCAAAAGCAGCCGTTGCATTGAGGGAGGATAGGCCCATGTCATCGAAAAACTTAGGTGAGGATAAAGACTGTATCGTCCAATCGAGCGCCCCGGTATTATCCGAAATCACTGAAAAAACCCAATCTGCAGGAGAGGTGCCCGAGAGTTGATAGGTTTTGTTACGGGTAAAGACGATGAGCGCGGTGCGCGTTGCCACCAAGCCGGTTACTCTATCTGAGACCCCAATCTCACCTGCTCCCGATACGCCTGAGAAATTCAGCGGGTCGCCCACCGCTGAATATTGAATAACGCCGGCCTCATAGCCTAAAAATAATCTGTCTGAAAATACCGCTAAATGACGTGGCGCATCTCTAACGGAGATACCTGTATTGATTGAATGAAGCGCGTTACCATCAAACTCAAAGGCCGGATTGATGCCATCACAACCGTAGACTTTGACATAACCCGCGCTGCCGTAGAAATTAGCCAAGGAAAACTCAAACCGACCCTCAGGCAACAATGCCGCTGCCCCATTAACACTATCAGATGTGGCTTTACTCGTTCCGCCGACTTTTAAAGCTTCCCCGCTCTGGAAAGCGCCCGTAATGCTGTCAAAATAAAGCACCCCTGCCGCATCCCCGACCGAAAAGCTTCCGGCGGTTAAATTAACAGCGGAGACCACGCCACTTGCCCCGGAAGTGCCGCCGGTGACCGTATCACCTGCCTTGATTTCAGCCGTACCCGTTTTGAAATTAACAAATTTGCCAAAATCTTTTTTTACCCAACCCGCTGGGGAACTTTGGTAAGCAAAACAATTAAAGCCACTCGCATCATCCCGAAAGGCATAGACGTTATCGCGAAACTGCACAACCCCGCGCACAGGGTTATTCCCTGGCACAGCACCGATCCGCTCTCTTAGCGCGGCAATAGCAGCTTGCTTATAGGTATTGTGCAGCGCATCAGTAGAGGCACCATTGAGAACTGCTGTACCCACAGCCACGCAGCAGGTTGCGCCCGATACCTGCAAATCTTCCTTATCCAGATAGCCTGAAACAGTGGTATTGCCATCCCTGATAATGAGCACCAGATACCCCGCGCCATTCCCATCATCGTAACCGCCAGTGGTGAGCACCGCATCTGTGAGCGCCTCAGCATTAGCCGAGGAGGTGACTCCGGTGACAATATCCCCTGCCTTGACCTCAGCAGAGGCCTGGTCAAAGGATAAAATCCAGTAATCCGCCTCTGAGGGCTTAAGGCGGCCATCGTAACGCTCGTAGCCTAGTATCCGCCGATAGCCTAAACCGTTATTTTCAATCTCATAATTTTGCACCCCAATGAGCTCCCCTGGCTCAAGAGTTAAGTCCGGTGCAATCAGGTTAAGCCCTTTCTGGAAAGGAAAATATTCCGACTTTCTCATGCGAGTGCAGGGCCTATTTCAACATCGGGCAACTGGTCCCGATAGAGCTCTGTCCATAGCGGCAAGGCGAGCATCTGCCCCTGCTGCACCACCGCAGGGGATTCCTCGTGCAGCCCAAAGAGGATAAGTGCCTCATAGACAATCAAATCATGGAAGCGTTGAGGCAAAGCGGGGGTATCTTCATTGGCTATCAGCTTGCTTGGTACCTTGGCGTAATCCCCGCTCACGGTATAGGAATCATCCGGGGTAGGGGTTAAGCGTAAGCTGTTATTGGGCAGAATAGTAAAGACATTTGGCGTATTGCTGGTGATTTCCCCTCGTCCGTAACAACTCCGCCATTGCTGATAAGGAAGATAGCTTAGCCAGCGCTCATCGGCTTTTGAATCCTGGTAGAGCCTAAGACTGTTTCTCTCCCAATAGGCCAAATCCGTCAATCCTGCATCAATGGCAGTATAGTCCTGAATATTGGCGGCGGTCTGAAAAGAGAAAATGTTCCACATGAAATACCAGTCTTTACGCCGAGACTGGATTCTTATCCAGGCATCATTAATCCAGTTAACCAGCAGCTTTAACTGTCCCGTCTGGCCGTCCACAGTAACGGGGCCATCTCCTGATATACCGCACTCGCTTCTAAGCTTCTGGCACAACTCCAGGTAATTCATTTAGGCGTACTGAAACGGGTAGCGCTGGTATTTGCGGTGAATCACCTCATTGTTCACCATGTGTACTGAATCGCCAATGGTGTTTTCCAGCACATGGACAATATAATCTGGCACCTCAACCATCTCCCCCCGTTTAATAAGCCAAGCCTTGCCATTAACCGCTACCGGAACGGGTCTTTGGTCATCTTTCTGCTCATGGATAATAATCCGCTTAAAGCCTTTTTTGGGCTTTAAAGAACTGCCTTTAGGGGTATCTTCACCCGTTGCAGCTTTGATTTTGGCCTGCAAGGACTGGGGAGATTCGCTCTCCTCTGCTTCCAAGCCAAGCGCTATGGCTTTCTCAAGTAATTCTTTTTGGGTCATATCTGTCTCCCGACAGTCAAAAATAAAAAGGCCACCTAAAAGGTGGCCCGTGAAAGGCGCCCGCTATCTCTCGACCGTGGGCATAACTTAAGGCGAGGTAGCCGCAGGGACGACGGATAAATTAGTGTACGTCACCGTGAGCCCCGAGGTATCCAGGGTGGTGGTGCCAAAGGTGAAAGCCGCACTACTGCCATTAGCCACTTTCACCGCGCCGAAAGGGGTAAGCTGCGGTGGGCAAGGCGGCCAATGGGCCGTTTTACCCGTCGCCACATCCGCTCCCTGGCTTACCCGAACGTTGCCGGAGGCATCCAGAGCCAGTAGGTAAATCCGGTCATATCCTATTGCCTGGGCACTCACCGTATCGGCGTTGCCGTCTTTATCCAAAAAAGTAAGCCCGCTAATGTCTATCTCGGTTTGCGCTGACTTAGAGTAGAAAATGCCATTAATGATGTAGGTCACCGCATTAGCGGTTTTGACATTCTCTTTATTGGAGGCATGCATCGCTAAGCCCCCAGAGGTTAGGGAGCGATTGGCGAGCAGGTGAAGTAACGCCTCCTGGGCGGGATTAATATCATCAATTCTAGTACCCATCGTCTAGGTCCTCGTGGTTAAAGCGGCAGGGTTAACGGTAGCGGCGTAATCCGTATCCAGCTGCGAGTTGGTCACCGCACTATTTTGAGCCGTGGCATCGGTATCGAGCTTGGCCGTAAACGTTGTTATGGCCTCGCGGACATTGCCCACATCGGTTAAAAGGCTGTTAAACAGTCGCGTTAATACCGCCACTTGCCGCTGGTTAAATCCAACACTATTGAGTTCCTGGTTAATGCTGCTCATCAGGCGGGGTTCTCCGTCACGCCGCACTCAAGACGGCATCCCCACATTTCATTGAGGATGACGGCGGTAAAGTAGGTCTTCCAGGAGACATATCCCCGTTGACCCAGTGGGTCGGATTTGCTCGGAGTGCCCGGATTGAGCACCATTGGCTTAATAGCATTCGCCCCTTTCAGGGCTACGTTGCCGAAGTACTCCTTGCCAAAATAAATAACCGGGTACACATCCACCTTGCTGTTGGTGGTGAGCATCCCATTGGCCGTTGAGCTGCCTGCACCCGCAAAAGGCTCCAGCATAGGCGAGAGGATGTAGCGCACATCCTCTACTTTTCCCACCTCATAGGGTAGGGCTTTCATTTGGCCATACTCTTCGGTAGGAGTAAATCCAGGCATCGCCCGGATATCGCTTTCCATATCCGTATGACCCACGGCAATATAGGCCGCATCAATGGGTGCGGTGTTGTAATTGGGGCTGCTTGAGACCATCGAGGTGACTTTTTTAGTCCTTTGGGCTTTAAGAAAGCGGGTAATCTTCCGCTGCACCCCAAGGGATATGGGGTCATTGACATCGGTGCGCTGGGTATCGCCGGAGGCTGCGTAGTAAACGGAAGTTCCCGCCCTTAAAATCCCCCAGGTGACCATCTCCAGGGTCTCAGCGGCCTGCTCCCCAGAGAGCATGGAGGCATTCTGCAATACGGGGTCCTCGGCCATATCCGCCACTACATCCGTGATAACCACTGAAGCGCCGTATTGGGCAAGGGTTGCCTCCACATCCTCATACTGCATCTGCTGCGCGGCAGGGGTCACCCCCTCCACCAGGGGCGCATTATGCGCTGAGGCAAAAGGAATGGGGCGACGCCATTTAACGCTCTGCGCGGTATTCTTCGGGATAGGCATGGCCTGCCCGTAGCGGTTAAGAACAATTACAGGCTCGGCATGGCTCAGCATCTCGCTGGCCGCCCAAGCCGCCGTGCGCTGGCTCAGTGAGCCAAAATCTGTCATTGACATAAATTTACCTTTCAGTGTGTCAAAAATTATCGGTAGGCCCGCTCTTTCTGCTTGGCATAGACGGCAAAGGCAGCCTCAAAATCATCGGCGGGGATCGCGTTTTCCGATGCCCTTCCACGATTAGGAGCCGTTTGCGCATCGGCTAGCTGCTGAGCGCGGCGTTGTTTGATCGCATCGACAGACTGACCGGCTTGAGCAGGAGATGATCCGGCGTTGGCGGGTGTTTGCGTGTTTGCGAGTTGCTGATTTGCCCAGTGTTTAAAATTTGAAACTAGCGCGATCACATCTTCTGGATCATCGCTACTGGCCATTCCCCGCATACCAGGCGATTGCCGAGTAAGCCATTGATCAAAAGTGGGGTGTTTGACAATATCCACCCAGTCATTATGAACCTCTCCAATCCTTTTAAAGCTCTCCTGCTGCGTTCTTATCTTCTCGGCTTGCTGAAGCGGAGAAAGTTGCCCTTGGATGGCATCAAAAGAGGTTTTCAGTTGCCCTAGCTGGTTGCGCAGAGGCTCAAGATATTCGGCAACTTCAGGATATTCTTCCTTGAACTCTTTCCATTTCTCAGGGCTCTCCATCGCCGCGTTGACTTCGCTTTTACCAGGCTCATCCTTTCTCTGGCCTAGCTGCTGCTTAAGCTCCTCGACTTGCCGCTGATAGGCAGAAACACGGCCAACATCGGATTGGTAGCGGTGTTGCCAATAGTCATGGTCTTTTTTGAGCTTTTCAAATTCCGTTTTCAGCGCCTCGGGTACCCCATTCCAGGGGTCTGGCTTGGACGTTTCTTGAGCGGCTATCTCTTGCGGCTCGCCCTCCTTAGCTTCCTCATCCTGTGGCAGTTCTTCCTTAACTTCTACGGCTTGAGGCACCTCTTCCTTGCTTTCTTCCTCTGTATTGGCAAACTCATTGAAAGCGTCCTCAAAGCTCTGTTCGTCTTGCGTTTCATCAGTCATGGTATTTCCTTTGCGGCTCTCCCGAGCGGCAGACATAAAAAACCCGCGCTAGGCGGGCTGGGTTTTAAATTCGGTGGCGCATCCTTGCGCCGATGGTGTTCTAGTGGCCTAATAGTTTTGCCGCGTTCGGCAGCCACAAAATCTGGTGGCTACTGTGTCCATTCTTAGCGAACGGATAGGCTGCACCGTATTCTTTGCCTTTCTCTGTCAGCGACCACTCGCCCCGTTCGTTTCTCTCTTGTAAGCCCATATCGGCCAATAGGCGGTTAGTCTCCTTGGCGGTTTTGCCGACCAATCGGCCAAGTGCGGTGGCGTTCAACGCTTCGACAGTCTCGGTTATCCCTGGCAATAGTCGGCGGTAAGGCTCGGTGTCAATGCCCGTATCCAATTCAATCATCCCCAGCGCACAGGCAGCAGCAATCCCAGGGCGAACGCCGCCGATATCAATACTGAGTTGAGCTAGGGATTTATGGGCTGAGATGACACTGGCAAGGCGTGGAGATTTTTGCTTGGCTTTGGGAGTTTCGTATTTGCCTGTTTTACGGATGCTTGGCACCACTTCACCGGCAAGCCATTCTTGAAAAGGTAACGCTTTCGGTTTGTCGCTACGGGCCAGAAAAAAATATAGGCCCTGTTCGTGCAGTACCGCCATTTCTTGAATTCCAGAGGGGGTATGAACCGATCTTACCCCTCTCCACTTTTCAGGCACATGCTTTATTGTGGCCGTTCCAACCCACTTATACTCAAGTGCTTCGGCTACATCCTTGGCAACCACCCACGCCTCGCCATTCTCAACGACGGTACGGATTTCGTTACTTTCAAACTGAAACGGAATTAAGTTAGACATCTTCAAATCTCCAAATAATTTTCAGGAGACCTGATAGCGGTATTCGGGTAAGGGCCAAGACTGATATAATCTGTCTTGGTAATTGGCCTAGATACTTCACTATCTGGTCGGTTGCAAGTGCCGGTGAAACTTTTCCAGAGCTTCACCGGCGCGCCCATTATACCACAATTCAAAACCTTATCCCGCCAACCGCTAACTAAAACTATCCCCAGAAAAACCGCCAAATCTGGGAACATTCGGCACCGTTACCGCCTCTCCATTCTCATCCGTGGCGCTCCAGATCTCCGGCCAGATGCTCCGGTAGAGTGCGCGCTTATCGGCGTCCTCGCCAGTGAGGATTTGGCCGATAGGATCAATACCAGAGGCTAATACCGTAAGCGAGGTAATCTCAGCCGCTTGGAACTCAGACCACTCTTCATCTGTGAGCCGTGCCAGCGTGAGCGAGGATTGCTGGTTAGCCGTTCTGATAGGCGGGAATTTTGCTACCGAATAGCCCGTTGGATTTCCTTCTTCATCAAAAGTGAGGGCTTGAGGGAGCTTCTCCGCTAGCTCTGGGATAACGGCGGCAACGTCAGGGGCATAAAAGAGTACGTCGATTGTCATGCTTGTTGTCCTTGTATCCAGGCGGTGCCCCTATCGACCTGGTAGTATTTCAGGGATCTGAAATAAAACGGTACAGGGGATGGTGCACATAATACAATTCCCGGCCCTACGCCAGGAAATGAGCCGTCGTAAGCACCCGCCGATTCGGTACCATTAGCTATCACTGAACGCGACGTTCCAGACCATCTAACAGCCGCCTTGAGCGGAACGCCTGGAGTAAAAGTTACTGTTCCGCTGTTTACTTTGGTTGAGCCATCATAAGACCAAAATTGCGTAGCCGTACAGTAAAGTTGTCCCGGACTGCTGCCGAGGAAATTAGTAATAATACGGTTGTCTATTGATGTAATTTGACTGGATGCTATTCCTGGTTCTATTTCACAGAGAATCATCCCGGCGGATTGGTTGTGGTTAGCATAAGCTAACTCATAGTCCCCGGCTAGCCGCGTTGCTGCATTGCCGTTGGTGACAATTGGGGAGCCATCGTAGAAAGCAGTGTTTGTGCGGACTTCAAATTGATCGAAAACCGTGCTGCCCGTTACCGCAGGGGTACCGCTGCCCGTAAAGCTATTTTCTGCTGCGGGGTACAATTGCGCGGCGAGTGCTGTATTTCCAGTGCCGTTGTTCGGAATAAATAGCTGTGCCTGCCAGAAATTCTCATTAAAGTCCTTTATAGAGAACGTACCTCCCGCAGAGTTCGTGACTTGATGGGTGGCCCCCGTTTTGGTGTTAACCAAATAATTAACAACAATCCCACTACCCCCCGTAAGTGCAGCACGAATCATGGGATAGCGGCTTTCGTTGCTATCCTTGCCAATTAAAACAACAACACAATGCGTGCTGCTATCATTAGCAACGGTCGCCGTTACTTGCGCGAAGGATGTTTTAGTCGTGTCGGTATCTGTAAGCGTAGAGGCACTATTAGCGGTCCCATCGAAACCAATCTGATCTTTTGTAATTGTCAATGTTCCGGTAGATGCCCAACCCGTCCCATCGAATTTTCGGCTATAAGCCACCGAATTAGTCGCTTGCGGCAAGTACCAATAACCCTTGCGAAAGCTGGCTGGAATAAGCACGCCGTTCTCATCATAGGGTGACCAGGCACTATTAACCGCATCCCACCGCATCCCCGGCATAGGGGGAATATTGGCCGGAATTTCGACCCATTTGAGGGCGGCTGTTGCCGTGTCATAGACAGGACACCAGACGGTGCTATTGCGCGCAAAGCTGTAGAGGCTACCACCGGCGTAGGGGATGGCGCGTAAGGGGCGCGCTTGGCGGGTAAAGTCGATAAGCAATGGGGGCAATGTGTTACCGTTGAGCGGGTAGCGGAAAGAGCTACCTATCCCTACATTAAAGGGCGAGCTAATACTCAAGGGTTCTCATCCGTGGACACTTCGACGCCTACTGCCGCGCTGGTGGCGGATTTATTCACCCGATAAATGCCTCGGCCATACACTGTCACCTCGCTTTGGGTGGTCGTTATCTGTTGCAAGACTCCGTCTTGATAAGAGTCGTTGAAACTGCCGCTGCTGTTTTTTTTCTGCATCGTCCCTGTCTCGGTACCCGCAAGACCGGGACACGTGAAAGTGGCGGGGCATCGGCTAGGGCCAATGACCCTAAATTCCGCTGAGGCGGTCGCGGATGTTGTCGGCTCAAGTAGTCTTAGCGGCATAGTGCTCTCCTATACATAGTCATCGCTTTGGGTGACAATCAAGGCGGGTTCGGCCAGCGCCAGTAAATTCCGGTAAGCCCGTATCTCTCCTTGCGCCCTTGAAATGTCCTCAACTGATTTAGCCTCTTCAAGGCAGCCCCGGCAAGTCTCAATCCGCGCCTTGGCCCATTCTTCAACCGCTCTCCAGGTGTGCGAGTGAACGTCAATCATAGTCCGGTACCAAACTTTGCTTTAACGGCGGCATCAAGCTCCATCATATCCCGCTTATTCTGTATCTCAGCGGCCTTTAACCCTAACTGGGTGCGCAATTGCTCCACATTCATCTGTTTATCAACGGCCATTTTTGCTAGCTCAAGCTCTTTCTTAGTGTCAAGCTCAATCATCTTCACCTTTAGCTCCTCGGCCTGGGCTTGCAGATCCATTTGCTGCATTTGCATCTGCATCTGCGCTTTCATCACATCGGGGGGCTGCTGCTGAGGTTGCTGGGCGGCCTGCTGCTGCTCGGCCTGGATTTGGTCATCGGACTTGATAACATCGCTCTCAGGGATTTGTAGGAGCTGTACGGCTTTTCGAAATAAATCCGGCAGTTTGGTGAACGGAGCAAATAAAGGAGAGGTGGCAATTTGCATCAACTGCATTAAATTCTGCGCCTGCACTTCCCGCACCAGCAATGCGCCTGTGCCTCGAGTGTAAACGTTATAATCGCCCTTGATATCCTCGTTGTCGTTAAACTGCATGTTCCAGTTGTACATCCGGCTGATAAACGTCTGAGTGATATCATCGTCCCAGTTTTTTATCACCCGCTTAAGTACAATATTGGCGTTATTCATCAGCATGGACATCCCGCCCATGGTATGGGTGTAATTTCCGGTCTGCTCACCTTGAGCAATCAAAGGCAGGTTAGTTTCCTCATCCATCAGCTGACGGGCCGACTCAAAGATGGCGGCGAGTTCCTGCTGGTGAGAGGAAATCTCAAAAGTGACAAATGCCTGGCGTAGGTCAATATTCTGCTGGTCTGCATACCAGAGTTTACGTGGTTTAAGTTCCCATACCCCGTCAAGGGGCTGTATTAACGCCTTGTTAAAAATGATCTGCGGCCCCGTGCTAAGCCCTGCATTATCTAAAATCATTCGCCATGAGGCGTTAATAACTTTCTGCGGGCTACGACCTAGATAGGGGATGCCGTAGCCGAAGATGCAGTTGTCATCTTTCTCCCAGTTCATCACCGAATAGGGCTTATCCTCGGTATCCATGGGATTAAGCGCCGCTTTGAGCACATGGCCCTGGCAGAACCAAATCACAGCATCGAACTCAATGAGTGGGTCATCAATAATGTTCTCGGGCAATCTTGCGCCAGCGGCTTCCAAATCCGCTTTGCTGACAGGACCGCTATATTCCCAAATGTGGTAGCGGTTATCCCAACTCACGCCCGTAATCCCTGATATTTCTTTTATCTCATAAGCGCGGCTGTAGACGATATTCTCTCTTGGCTCCTCTCTCAGCAGTGCCCTGATTTCATCAGCATTAAAGCCTGGATTTTTGGCAAGTCTCCTCACCTCCGCCTTGGTCATCGGATGAAGCTCAAAGAAAAATTCAGCCTCATCTACACAACGGGCGGACATGTCCGGGAAGAAATTCCAGGGATTGACCACATCCACAGTCGGGACTTTAATCTCTTTAGCAATCATGATATGCACGCTGCCCTGGGGCGTATCCATGCGCTGCCAAGCGCGCTCAGTCTTACCGACCACTACCGGGCCTTTTAGTATTCCGGTGCCGTAGAGCGCGGCATGATGGAGTATGTCTCGGCACTTCTGATTGTATTTTGCCTCGACCAGCTGATCATCAATCTCATCCTGCATGGCCTTAGCCCGCTCTTTAGCGATATCCATCTGCCGTCTTGCTAAATCCCCCTTGGTAACTGTCTGGCCATTGATTTGTGGTTGAGTGCCATCGGGAAATTGCACGGGCGTTAAATCTTTCGCGGCATTGACCAGATCGGGTACAGGGGTTGGGGCAATCGACCAGTTTCTATCATCCACCGGGAAGAGCATATCCATAGCTCTGGCCTCACCTGAATTCGTCTTATTACGGGTGATGTTGACAAAGAGCTTGGATTCTTTGTTCTTCAGTCTTGCCTCTGTTGCCGGATCATACTTGCCGTGGTACTGGCGTAAATCCTCAATCCACCGCTGCTCAATCTCAACCCGCAGCCGCGCCTGCTCCTCGGCTTTTCGCTCCAGGCCGCTGGCAAACACACTGATCTGATTTTGCTGGCGGATATCGCTCTGTTGCTCGTCTATTTCTAGCGACTGCATCAATAACCTATCTCTAAATCGGCGGGTAGGGTACGGGTAAATGTCCTGTCGACGGGTTTAACTGTGGCCACCTCAAGGCCAGATAAAACGAGGTAGCGCAGACAGTCACATAAATGGTCATGCTCTTTCACAATTCTACCTTTCTCATCGCGCCGATAAATCCGGTACTCGTTCATAAAGTTCTTCAGCGTAGAAAACACTTTCAGCCGTCCCGTTGAGAGCCTGGACCAGACGAGATATATTCCCGCCTCTACCGCGTTGTTAGCTGCCGAGAGCTTCAATCCTAAACTATAATAGGTATCAAAAAGCCGCTTTCCATCGGCCTGCGCACGACCACGAGAAGCTGGATCAATCACCCCAGGTATCCACTCACCCCTGGCCTTGATTGCTGTAGCATGAATTTCAGGCTCAGCTTGCCCTCGATAGTGCTCTGAGTAGAGATACACGGTGTCCGTCTCCCTATCATGTGCCCCCCAAAGGGCTGCGGTTCGGTTCCAGCCTACGTCCATGGCATAAGCCCTCGGCCAGTAAGCGGGAATGGAGAACGGATCACAGATAATCTCTTCTTCTGCCACCGGATAGATTGCCCCCGAGCCAAGAGAGGGAATGCCCTTACTTCTAGCATTGCGCAGATGGGGCGGGGTTGATTCCAGCAACTCTTTTTTAGTCTGTTCACTTAAGTGGGGCACATCATTCCAAGATGCCGTCACCAGGTATTTAGACGGGCTGATTTCAGGCATTTTTCGGCAGGAAGCTCATTGTTACCTCTGACATTCCCTCCAGCGGGGTAAAGGTAAGGATAATCAAACCATTAGTCGTAGCGGTACGGATGATACACTCGCCGTAGATATCCATCGGCGGTTCTTCATCCAGCCATACCCAGTGCTGCTCTGTGCCCTCAAAGCTGCCACGGCCTTGTTGATAGCTCTTAAATCCCAGTATCGACCAATACCCATCATCGCGCCTGATTTGAACGGTATCGATCAGATCCTGTACACCCTGCTTCCAGGTGATACGCCCTATTCTATTCCCAGGAATTAACCCAGTGCCAAAATCCCCTTTGGGACCTAAGAGCTTACGCTGAACGATATCTCGGGTTGTCTCATTAGTTTTGCCAGCAGCCCAAGCCCTGATATGCCCCTCAAATCGTTTCCCCTGCCACCAGGTCGGATAAAGGCCGGTTAAATGCAAGGCCGTCTCATAGCCGCCAGCGGTCTCGGTCTTCCCAATCCGATTGGCCGCCATAAAACAACGCTCTCTATACCGCGCGCCAGCCTCAAAAAACTCTAAGTGTTTTTTATAAAGCTCACGTCGAAAAGGCCCGGTATCGGGGAAATAGTCGTAAATTCTCCCCTTCGTGCGCTCGCGCCGAAGCAACTCTTTCTCAAGCACCAGCTCAGCAAGGTGGGGGCTATCGAGCGCAATCTCCTCGACGGATTGCCATGAATCCATCTTTCAGAAGGTTAGTGTGTCACGCTCGAATTGGCATTTTCGAGCATCTCGCGCTCTTTTCGTATCAGCGCAAGTTTCCGCTTCAGCTCTTCGGTGCTCAGCTCTTTGAGGTCATCCAGGAAATGCGTGTGATGGGTTTCCTTGGGAAGGAGGCTAGCCACCACTTTAAGATAGGTAGACGGATCGTCATGCTGCACCCGATCTAACACAGAGACCCCATGTTGCTGCCAGTGCGCATACAACTCCTTGATAAAATGCTCGCCAAGCTTGTTCCGGCTTCCCTTCTCGCGTCCTTTAGGATTACCGCTTTGCCCTGGCTTAAAACTAGTAGAAACGGGTGGGCGCTTAGGCATAATAATCTGCAATTGGCTGTTGATTCTGACTATACATATCAGCGCCTCTGAAATGCCGCATCAATTTTATCTGCCAATCTGCGCTCAGAATCCATAAGCGCCGTATGCAGTTCTAATCGTGTCTGCGTATTATGTGAGCACGATGTTTGTATCGCCGATTGCATATCCATTTTTAATCCTCGGACTTCAGCCACTAAATTTTCCCAATCCGATTTCACAACAGACTGCCTCAGCCTGTTCTCATGATCATCAAGCGCATGGAATACTCTGCTCTCATGCTCATGCTGGCGGGTGATAATAGAGTGATACACAAATCCGAGCATCGCGAGCAGCGCCGTACTAATTGCGCCACTTACCGCCACAATCAGTTCTTGGTATTCGCGGATAAAATCCATTTACCTTTCCTCGCGGCAATAAAAAACCCGCTTGCGCGGGTTTAGGCGATAACTTGACATTTTGATACCTACTGTAGCATGCGCTGACCACCAAATCAAATATTTTTAATCCAAAATCTGCTTAATTATAAAAATATTTCATGCACAATGGTATTGACGTTACTACTACATAGTAGTATTATTTACGCAATGGTTAAGTGAATCTCGAATTGATAGGAGATAAAAATGAACAAACAAGCCCTTTTCATTCAAGCCCACCTAATGACCCGCATGAGCGTTGCCCAGTTCGGCGGCAACTATCAAGTCACGTTCGCAGCAGCCCTTAAAATTGCTTATTCGGAAGCTAAAAATCAACAACGCAGAAAGAAAATAAGCGTGAGAACAGAAGAATTTGTTTCAAAGCTACGCGAAGAAATCGCACGTCAGCGGCAGGTAGTCATTAATGTTGCAATAGACGAGGAGGATGCCACCGAAATGAGTGCGGCTGTAGATGAGTGCGAACATAAATTTAACCGCGTCATTGCATTTGTTGAGGCCACCGGATGGGTGGAAGCTAACGCTGCTCAGGCGCAGGATTGTTTTAGTAGATGCGCCTACGATCCAATCCCAAACCTCTATACACCATTTAACCTGGCAAAACTGGCCGGATTTTAAAAAGGAGACAAAAATGAAAATTATCAGCACACAGGTCATTCCCGGCGGACGCCCGCAAGAGGGCGGCAGAATTTATGGCCGTCGCCTCAAAGCGACCTTTGAGAATGGGGGCGATGGCTATTACCAAATTGATAGCAAAGGAATAGTACACGTTTTAGGCGTGAACTATTTCTACAACGCCCGAATAACGGGTGACAACGCGCGTGATACTGGGGAAATGAACGTGGCTCTAAAATACTGCGGATTGTCATGACTATCAACGAACAACTCATACAACTCATGCAAGAGGCCGGGATGGACACCCGGCCCGATCCAAAACTTAATCATGATGCGGACCAGATAGCCGAAATGCTGGGGGTCTCCATGAGGACCGTGATTAGCTGGCTATCCCCGGTGTCCTGGGTAAGCCACCGGAAAATGAGGAGCAGCTACCTCGATCTGCTCCAAATCAAACTGAACAAATAACCAATTGGCCAGGGACGGTCTCTAAACTGTAATTAACAATCTCCCCGCCACAAACCCTGCGGCCACCTCAAGCCTTTTCTCCACGGTTTTCCGGTTAATCCCCATTGCATCAGCTATCTTTCTAGTCGAGTACCTACGCACAAAGTAATAAATCACCATCTCTCTAAGCAGTGGCATCATCTGTCTAACTATCTGGTCAACCTCCTCGGCCTCTAAATCTTCCGGCTCATAGCGCACGGCTGATTTATCAAAAAATATCCGATGCTCTGGCGACTGGTGAGGATAGCCTAGCCCCTTTACTGGATTCTCCCGTGCCCAATCGCCCCACTGTTCTAGCCTTAGTCGTGCGTAGTCTAGGTCCATGCTAAAACGCAACCCGCAAATCATCAGCAACCCGCGTTACCCATCCGCGCCCGAACCTATCCCAGGCCCGCAGTTTAGATATAAACAGCAAGCGCTCTGCGGCAAATCGACGTAGCAGCGTATTAGTATCTGTTTTGCCGACAGCAATAATAGTGACAGGCCCGATATGCCCATCATCTATCACCAAAACAGCCCGCTGTAGCATCCTCACCGCATTCCCAGGCCCGTGATTAACTGCGGCATCAAAGAGCATGAACTGAATACCATCTGCGAGCTTGAGCGCGCTGAAACGATCCCAGAAATCACGCTTGTAAATCTCCTTGGCCTGCGCTAACGTCAGGTTTTCTATATCGAGACTCGAGTAACTCATAGCACTGATTCCAAACTTTGTGCCTTTGAGCTCCCCTACCCCGATCACGCCCGAAGTCCAATTGCCTCGGTCGTTGGGGTTATCTTGATAGCCGCCCTCGTTTGCAATCAGCTTGTCAAATGCATCGTCGAAAGTCATAAAATCCCCTTAGCCAAAAGAGGGCCGCCCTGAAGCGGCCATCAATTTAGTGCCCTACCCTTGATGCTACATAATCCCTGATAAACTGCTGGCAAGCTGCATCCCCTTGGAAAGTTTGCTTATCCAAGTCCCACTGGCATATTGTCACTTTTCTCGGTAGTGGCGGGGCGTTGGAAACCAACTTTTCAGGAGTACAAGCGACAGTCATAGCAACGAGCACAGCCGGAAATAATGCAAATATACAAATAAATATATTTGTCTCACTCATGACTTACCCCCTATCTCAATCACTTTCAAAATCGGCAAATCCTTTAAGTCATGCTCGTTTTTGAGCACGGCCACTTTCAGCGCCTCGTTCTCTTTCCCCACCTGCTCACGCTCTTGCACCAGCTTGATAATCTCAGGGGCGGCCTGCATAAGCAGGCTCCCGAGGAATTGAATAATTTGCAGTATCTGTGCTGCCGTTAATGCCATTTATGCGGCTTCCTTTTGAGGCGCGCTCTGGGCGGCTTTCTTGCTGTCTTTGACATGCTCGATCATCGTCACCATCCCGCCAATGCCAGTTGCAGCAGGTACTAGATAGTTGACGATTTGGTCTTGCATCTCAGGGGTAATAGCAATCCCGAAAGCACCAAGTGCGCTTGCTATTAGCGTTACCAAACTTCCCCAAAACAATTTCGATGTATACCAACTATTCACTTTTTTGCTCCTTTGGACTGAAAATTTTAAATACATGATCTACAGAATTCACGATGACAATAGCCCCTTTCCAGGCAGCATGAAATTTCACTTGATGCGGGGTTAATTGCTGCTGTGATGGGGGTTTATCCCCATCTTTCACTTCTACTAAACAGGTCCTGCCGTTGGGTAGCGCCACCAGTAAATCAGGGCAACCCTTCCCAATCTGTGCCAGGGATAACACGCTTGCGCCACAAGCTCTTAACGCCTCAACAATGGCTTTTTGATTGCTGTCCACTCTTGCTGCAAGTCTCATTTGTCTACCTTTTCCTGCTCGGCATTAAGCCATATCTCAAGATAATGTTTGGCCTTCTCCAAATCCTCAATCCCGTTTTTATTGCGAGAGATGTATTTGAGGATATTCCACTTCATCGCCCCACGGATTTCCTCGATGCTCATGTTGGCAAGACAATACTCAGCAGGCTGTATCGCCATGCTCTGGTAGTGGTTGCCGCCGACTTGATAGCGCAATGGATCTTCGGACATTTACGCCACCCCCGTACTGCCTAGTCCACCTTGGCCTCTCGCCGTTACCGACAAAGCGTTTACACAGACAATCTCAGGCCGTTCGATACGCTCTATGGTGGCCTGGGCTATCCTGTCCATAGGCTTCACAAGAAATGGCTCGCCTTCGTGGTTTCTATTCAAAAGCGCAACCTGCACTAATCCTCTGTAATCAGCATCCACCACGCCCACCTGATTAGCCAGCACAATCCCGCTTTTCACACCAAGCCCTGAGCGAGGGTAAATTTTCAAGCACCTATCAGTAGGCATTTCCACCCGAAAACCTGCTGAAATGAGTCTCATCTGCTGCGGATAGAGATACACGGGTTCACGGATGCACGCCCGTAAATCAATTGCAGCGGCCCCTGGAGTGGCATAGCCAAGCTGATATTCAGGCTGTAGTAATCGTTCGTCTTCAATTTTTATTTTCAGTGTCATTTAATTCGCTCGCTTCTCTTTTCTCTCTCGTCTGAAAAACGCTAACCATCGCTTTGCCGCCACTTGCATCTGCAGCGGTATTTCTGATTCTGCCTGCTCCCGCTCCTTCCTTGTTCTGGCATCAATCACGGCAATGACATAATCGGCGATGTTGGCATGGCGCCAATCTGGGCCATCCGCCAACCTCATAACCGCGACCGCCAGAGGATCACGCTTTTCTCTCGGCTCACGGCAATGCCCTCTGTTGTACAGGGCGGAATAGTGCCGAGTACATGCCCTGCAACTGTGCCGGCGGCCATCCTTGTTACGCCTACAGCGATAGAATTCTGCCAGCGGCTTAACTGCCTGACAGGTTGAGCAGGTTTTGTTATTCGCCACCGCTGGTCTTATCTGCGCCATGCATGATTTCTTTTAGTCGGGACATTCGATCAGCATTAGAGATGCGGGCCTTGAGTTTTGGCTTATGCGGCGCTGAATGTTCAGCTGTACGCTTGCGATACAATCTCCGCAGCTCTGCAACACATGTCTTGCACTTACTGTTATAACCTCCGGCGGTACGGCCGCATCGGTTAAATTCCGATAAAAGCTTGTTCTCACGGCACTGTCTGCATGCTTTCTCCATCACTAAAAAGGTATATCATCCTCAAACTCATCCTGTGAATGCCGCTGAGAGCTTCTAGCAGCCCCTGTAGGCCGCTTTGCAGACTGAGCAGCAGGATTGCTTTGCTCTTTACCTGCAAGCATCTGTAACTCGTTGGCAATGATTTTGGTGGTATAGCGGGTATTGCCCTCTTTGTCCTGCCACTGCTCCGTTCTCAGCGCACCCTCAATGTAGAGCGGCATCCCTTTTCTCACGTACTGCTGCACAATCTCGGCGAGCTTGTTAAATACCGTGACGCTGTGCCATTCGGTGCGCTCTTGCGCGTTGCCGGATTTGTCCTTGAATTTCTCGTTAGTGGCCAGAGAAAAAGAGGCAATCACATTCCCACCTTTGGTAAAACGCACATCCGGGTCTTTACCCACCGTGCCCACGATAATGGCCTTGTTAATCCCTCTCATGCAGCGGCCCTCGTTTCGTGTCCACCGCCTAATCTGACCGTGAGCGGGTAATTGGCTTGCGCCCATTGGGTGCGGGTTAAGCGAATAAGGTACTTATCGCGTGGGCCTCTTTTCGTGCCATCTTTGTTGCTGCTCACATATCGATTTTTAGTGTGCGAGATACGGTTATGTTTATTTTTCTCCAGCGGCGAACCGTTGAGACGAGCGGCAAGCGCCTTAAGGCTTTCACGGATAACAGCCGGGTCTACCCTAGGCTTTTCAGATCGCCCGCCGCGTTTTCCGCCAAACCCTCCAGCAACAAGCTCTGGCCTGTTTTGCAGCTGCTCTTTAACAGCCGCCGAAATTTTATTTTTTGGCCCGGCCACCAACATATCCCGCTCGGTTGAGTAATACAGCAGAGCAACCCCTTTACTATTTCCGACTACCTCTATCGCTCTGCCCATAAAAGCCTCGATATCATCGCGAGTAATCTTTATTTTCGTTTTCACTGCGTCTTTCCTTTTCAGAGGCGCGTCCTTGCGCCATAACCCTTAATGGCAAACTTCGTCTAATACGGATTTGGGATAGGTGTGGACATTACCAAATCTCGGATCGGGCACGGTGCCCATAGCAATCCCCATGGCCATGCAAAGATTGGTGGCTTGCCTGCCAAGCTTGGCCGCATCTTTGAGCGGTAAGGATTTCTTCAGGAACGTGCGGGCATAACCAATGATGGTGAAATGGTCGATACCTGTTTCGATTTGATCTAGACGCTGATTGGTCTGCTCCACTTGCGCTTGAAGTGCTTTTTGCTTCTCCTCAAGCCTGAGCATTTCTTTTTTCTGCTCAAGGAGCATTTGGGCTTGCTGCACGAGGAGTTCTTCAGGGAGTAAGAGTATCTGCTGCTCTTTGAGCTGCTTCTCACAAGCTATGAAATATTGACGGGCTTCTTTGCCTTTTTGGTTTCTCTCCACCATGGCTAGCTCTTTAGCCATCTCGATGGTAATAGCGTATTCGATCCTCCCCTGCTGTCCAAACTCGATACAACCTGTTGATTCTAGGGCTTCACTTTTTTGTGAATTAACAATTTCAGCAATTCCGCCCCCGGTGGTCTCTGCCATTTTGGTTGCGACTGACAGATCGAAGCGGGTAAAATCTGATCCCTCGCTAAACCCATAATCAGCTATCCTTTTCTGTATCCAAGTGGTGAACTTTTGCTTGTTCTCTAAGAACTTATGCAGATCTCTAGCATTAACTGCTAAAACGGTTTCGCCATTGACGGTGGATTGGGTAACTGGAACTAAACTAGACATCTTCAAATCTCCAATAAAAATTTACTGAAGACCTGATAGCCGCAATCATGGCTAGGCGCGAAGTGGTATAATCCCCTCCGGCTATTGGCCTCGATATTCGTACTATCGGGTCGGTTGCAAGTACCAGTGAGGCTTTGCAAGAGCCTTGCTGGTGCGCTTATTATACTATAAATTTCAGTCATTTAGTTATAAATTCCCGCTTCTCTTCCAGCCGCAATCGGCCCGGAAACTCCCGAAATTCCCTGGTATCTGCCCTGGTAGAGTTTTCCGCTTTCTACAGGCTCGTGTTTGAAGAAATACACATCACCTATCACCATCCGGGCGTGCAAAATCAGCGAATGATTGCGCAGCGAGTTGGTGAGCTCTAAGGTTAAATTCCCCTGCCAGCCGGGTTTAAGGCCGATAGAGGTTGAATGCTGAAGCCCAGCTCGCGCCAGGGTTGAGCGTAAGCAGAAAAACCCAGTGACGTTATCCGGGAGGTTGAAGGTTTCCAGGGTGCTGGCCAGGGCAAAGGATTGAGAGCGTAGCGCATAAGGACTCCCTGTCAGGGGGACTACCAGCATCTGGGGAGAATCCCCATAGTTCATATCCACGCTGCTGCGCCACTTCGGATCGGGCGCTTCAACGAGAATGCTTTCTCCCAAGCGCACATCAATGGAGCTAGCGTTGATACTCTCAAGCGGGGCATCAACCAGCCCGGTTTCCACTAAATCGACTAATTCTTTATGGGTAAGAAGCATATTTATTTTTCCTATTGCGCTTTCTGCCACACCACTTTCCCGTTTAACCTAATTTCCTCTACCTGTGCCCCTAGCACCGCTTTAGCCTCTCGCATAAACTCCGCCATATCGGGCGCTTCGAGCTTTATCCGTTCCCATAGAAGCTGCTTCTCCGTGGCATTGATTTCGCGCTGGTGAGCAGCGCGGCCTTGGGCTAGCATATGAATATCCCCTCGCTTATCGCTTTGGCCAACGTTTTAAGCGCCCACTCCCATTGTTTAGGCCATTCGGTTGGATTGGCGTGTATCCAGTTATGGTGGGTTCGGCACATGGGCATCACGTATTGATCAGGCGCCGTTAATCCTGTACCTGAAAGGTGGCCCACCCCTTTTATGTGATGAGCATCATCAGCGGGTGCCTTACACACACAGCAAGGCAGCGTTTTTACCCAAGCTAAATATTTCTTGCTGCGCCAAGATGACGTTTTAAAATTCGCTATCATGCGGCCTTCCTGGAGCAGCTATTTAAAAAGTCCAGGTAGTCTCCTTGCCGATTGGGTAAATGCACCTCAACGATAATGCCTTTGGTTGAGAGCCGATTAGCAAGAGAGTAAGCCGCGCTCTGGCCTTTAAAATTTGCATCGTTATCAGCGAAGATAGATACGCGCTTGATGGCAGAGGACGGCTCCCATTGCGCCATACCGTCAGCGGTGACCGTAGCCCAGGTGGGGATATCAAACATTTGATGGACTGCAAGCGCCGTTTCAATGCCCTCGGCAAGGGCGATAAAGCCAATTTCCTCTACCATAGGAAACAGCCGGATAGCCCCTCCTAACCAACTCTCAGTAATCACCTTGTAGAGCTTCTTCTCCCGTCTTCCGTCTTGAAAGAGATAGGTCCGGTGCAGGGTGACCACGCGCCCCTCGGCGTTTTGCACCATGGCCACCATCGCCTTTTCCTGGGTGATTTCTCCGGTCTCAGTGTTGAGGTAATTTAAAGCGCTATGGCCTCTGAGCCTATCGCTTTGAGCGGATAATCCACGGCTTGCGAGATACTCGCTCACAATGCTCTGTGCCGTGGCACTCTTCCAAATCGCTGAGATATTGGCTTTGATTTTCTCAATGTCTTTTGTCTCTTTTTTGACTTCGCTCACGGGACACCCCTGATAAATTCTTCTGATTTCAGCTGCGATTTCTTTAAACGAGGATTTGAAATATTCCATCGCCAACCACATTCCATCTTTGGCTTGGTGATGAGTGCAGTAGTGATTGCCATTGCCGTATTTGTCATCGAAGCGGTAGGGCTTTTTGTTGGCAAAGCGGCCATGGCATACCGGGCAAGGGCCATGGACAGGGCGCAGGTATTGCTCTGGCATGCCAAGATTTGAAAGGATGGATGGCCAGCGGCCACGGGCTAAGTCCATGACATCGTTCATGCCGCACTCCTTGACTTAGCACGTCTAATGTTTTGGTGCTTGATCCAATTGAGTACCTCAAATGTTGGTGCGATAGGGTCTAGAGCCTGCACTCTTTTGTCATTGGGCCAGCAATCGAACATTTCACGGTACTTCCATGCAGACCATCCTTTCTTGTAGCCATGCTGTCTTTCGTAGTATTTAAGCTGAGCGTAAAAGACAGCCTTCTGATCATAATCAACAGCCTTGTTGAGCTTGGCTTTTGTACGCGAAATTTCCTGTAACTCAGCTTCATAAACAGGCAGGGCCTCACCTTTTGGAATCATTTCATGTCCACAGGATGGGCAAATGTGACTAGCCTTAAATATGGCTTTGCATTTAAAGCAGGTAATCTCTTTTGGCTCTTTTTTCTCTTTTTTAATTCTCTCTCGGCGCTCTTGCACGGTTTCTTTTCCATCCAGGCTCCATGGAAAATCATCATCAACATAGCCGTGTTGCATCACCGCGCCTGCATGGTCAATCACAACAGCATCGGTTTTTCCGGTCTCTGGGCTGGGCCTTAAAATCCTTCCAACGCATTGCAAATAAAGCGTTAAATCCTTGGTAGGCCGAGCGAGTACCGCGCAATCTAAAGGGGGTATATCAACGCCGAAAGTTGCAATCAAAACATTAACAAGCACCTGGGTTTCTCCAGAGGCAACACGGGAGAATATGGCCTTGCGCTCCTCATCCGATGTCATCCCATCAGCATATTCAGCCCTCACCCCGACGCGAATAAATTCATCGCAAATATGCCGACCATGTTTGCGGGTAACACAAAACACTACCGTGCGCCGGGCGCTGGCAATCCTTAGCCAATTACTCACGATATCGCCTATCAGCTGAGGCTGGTCCATTGCCGCATCTAAATCTTTTTCGATGTAATCGCCGTTGCGAATACCCACGTTTTCTAAATCTGGAGTGGTGGGACCAAAATAGCGGACAGGCATCAGGTAGCCTGCCTCAGTAAGCTCTCGTACACCCCAAGCCTTAACGATATCGTCATAAATATTGCCTAACCCTTTGCCTTTTGGTGCCGCTGGAGTAGCAGTTAAGCCGATGATCCGGGCATTTGGATAAGCAGAAAAAATATCTATGTAGGACTTAGAAATACTGGTATGCGCTTCATCGACAATGATGAGATCAGCGAGCGGTAGGCGTCGTTTCTGAGATCTGATGCACCAGGCATGCAAAGTATCCTTACTAGCCACTTGGACATCCCCGTCCATTGTCCTATCTTCGCCCGCCATAATGATGGTGGCGTTAAGCCCAAACCGTTGAAAGGTGCTATAAGCTTGATAAATCAGCTCCCGCCTTGGAGCCAGGAAGAGTACCCGACTGCCTTTTTCCACTGCCGCTTTGATGATGGCGGCACTAATCGTTGTCTTTCCGCTTCCTGTAGGGCTCACCAAAACAGGGCGCATGTGGCGAGTTTTTAAGCTATGACGCAGCCCCTCTATAGCCGCTTCCTGGTAGGGCCTTAAATTAATTTCCGTGCTAGAATCATGATCGGTCATGACCTCAATACCTCGTATATTGGGTTGATGGCAAGTGGCTAGTGGGTGCTCTAACATCTACTAGCCGCGTCCCTAATTATATCAAAAAATTCCACGTTAAAAGCCATTTTTATCTTATTTTTCAATAACTTTTCAGTGATACGCCAACCCTTTCTTCTTAAGCTCTTCTAGCTCCTCTTCCGTGAAGAACCAGTCCTCAAGATCTACCCTTTGGGGTTGGTTAGGCTTTTCTCGATATTTCCATGGATCGCTATGGCGGATATCCTCATCCGGGAAATGGGGCTTGGACTTGGGCCAGGCTCTAACGCTTGTGGCCAGTCTGGAATTCCTGACCAGAGAGGAATGGGGCTTAAGTTTTACGGACGACCTTTGAGCGTTTCCGTCTTTGGGATGGGCCTTTTCTTCCTTACCAAGGGATTGGTTCGCTAAAGCATCCTGGGAATGGGTTAGGCTTTGGCGAGCAGGTGTGGCCTGGCTAGTGAAAGCCATTTTTTCCATCTGGATAGGAAAATCCTTGGCCGAAGTTTCGGCTATGGGGGTTGTGCTACCTTCCTTGGGGCACGCTTTATTCTGCGTTGAATTGGGTTCGGTGCTAGAAATAGAATCTTTGGAATTACCAAGAATCTTAATAAGAGGACCGGACACCGTGTCCGGTGGAGAGTCCGATGGTGGTGCGGTTAAATGCTGTTCTTTAGTGTCATTCCATAGGCCAGGAATATAATGGTAATGGGCGTACCTACTGCGGTTGTTTTTTTGTCTTTGGCGTTCTCTAAAAAACAGGCCGGCGGCAGCCAATCTTGCTACCGATCTTTGGATGGTCCTTGTGGATATATTAAGTCTTCTAGCTAGCGTGTCCTGTTTTATGTTCGAATGGGTACCTTGTGGACAAATCGAGTTTCTAATCTCGGCGGCCACTTTAAGATCAATGGCTTTTAGTTTTGCAAGCGGCTGAAAAGGAGGCGCGTCCTTCTCTTTTGCTTTTAAAGATTTCCATTGGCTGTACCTTTTGCAATCCAGTTCAATTGAGTGTTTATGTTTTTTTATTTGTTGATTGATCCAAACAACAGCATCTTGGCGTTTTGTGCCGTCCCGCTGCTTTGATTTCAAACGCTCGGCTCTTTGTTTTTCCATTGTTTTGAGCGCATCGTTTTCTTTTTTCAGCGTTTCGCAGTATTCAATAACGCCTAGCAATGTGTGGGTAGGTACAGTTGTAGTTTGCATTTCTTGGTGATTCATCTTACAATTACTCCTGACTGACACGTTTTATATGTATTGAAAAGCCCCGGTTCTGTACCGGGGTTTTTTATTGCCTGTCATTTCCTGCCTCCGCATCGTTATTTTCTAGCCACCCTGCTTTCAGCAACTCCTTTAAAGGTCCTCTAATAGTCTCCTCGTCAGATTTGATTTCATTTGCAAGCGCCAAAATATTTATTTGGCAGTTCTCTTTTTTAGCGAACAAAAAGCACATCAGCCCTTTTGCCTCCAAAGAGATCCTTTCATCCTCAAGCAGCTGGGTAGGGATGACTGCGCAATTGGAAGATTTGTTTTTGATATTCATACCTCCCCTGCTCCCTTAGCCTCTGACTGAAGCCGAGCAATCGCAATGGCTACCCCAGGTTCAGGACCTAGCAACTGCATCGCTCTACCCACGTTGTAAGGCTCGATATGGACAATTAACTTCATCGTCCCATCGGCTAACGTGCCGCCCCATTTGGCCGTGCTGGCGGGTATCACCGCCTCTGTCTCGCTCATACCCCCTCCCTACGCAATTTAAGGATCACAGAAATCAGCACTACCAGGCTCAGTATCACCAGCGTAGGCAAGCAAAAGTGGGCAATTAGGTGATGGGCAATGGCTTCATCCATATACATTTGCGGCATGGCTATTTCACCGTCTCTTGTTTGTCGAGCCAGGCATTAAAAGCATGCTCGTCCACGTAAATACGCTTACCAATTTTGCGGGTGCATTTGCGAAAGCCAGGATTGGCTTCCTTGAGCCAGCGCAGACGGCCAGAAGTAAAGCCTGGATGCATCTCGGTGATTTGCCTTAAAGTGACCAGCCTTTGGGCTTTCTTTACTGTTTTCTTTTTCTTCGGCTCAGGCTTGCCTAAAAATCTTTCAATAAAATTTAAAATCATTGTTTTTCTCTCAAAAAATAAGGCTAAAAATGCCAACCCAGAAGAGGCCGCAAGCCGCTAAGAGCAGCAGTAGAATTCTGGCGCCAGTACGGTCTTTGAAATGATCTCTGCGTCGATCTGCTAAATGTGCTTTCAACGATGATCGCTGTAGTCGATAAGCGAAACTTCCTGT